ACGCTTACGCTTACGCGAACAGCACTGCGCAAGATTTCTACCTGTTCATGATTAATACTGACTGGCGTACCCTGTCACTGCAATCTGAATTCGCAATGTTAGCAGTTAACACTCGCCCAGAGCTTGTTGTTCACCTAACTACTGCTTAATTCTAGCAGATAGATAATGTGTTATCAACCCCTGCCCTTCACAGGGTGGGGGTTTTCTTTTATGAGGATACAATGAATAATCTCGTTAAACATTACCACTCTTACCACGAAATGATTTTAGATTTCGCACAACTTAGTCCAGAAATTGATGCTAACACAACTCTAAGCAAAGCACCAGTATTTTCTTTCTATACAGTTGACGGTAAGATTCATCTTGGTGGAACTTTCCAGATCTTCCTAGTTAAACTCGTTGCTGCTACTGGAATCAAAATCAATGCTCTTGTTAGTATTGAAATGCCTGGTGTTTATGCAATCAGCTATGAAGATTATACGCCTGTGGCTGCTGTAGAAAAAGAACTGGAAACTATTCAAGTACAAGCCGTGGACACCCCGGCTCGCAAACGTTCTACCCGTACCAAAACTCAATAATACTTTGGAGGATGTATGGCATTAACAGCTTCAGCATTACTCCCTACAGTCAGAATCTTAGTATACAACCCAGCGCAAGATGTGTTGTCAGATGATACCTTAACACAAATCATTCAAGGATGGATTGATGTTTTTGGTGATGATGATTCAAACAAATGCCTTGTGCTTTGGAACAGCCTGATCTCAGCTTTAGAATATCTGTGGAATACGGATATGATCAAACACGCAGAAATCACTGGTGGTGCAACCTCAAGAATGGAAAAGGTTGGACAGGTGCAAGTACAGGTTGAATACGATAACGGAAGTACTAGCTATACATCTCCTTGGGAAAATATCTACAACAACTATTTAAACGGTAATCTTCAGATTCCTGGTTGTTCTATTGCCAACGGTGTATCTAGTAAAGTTCTTATCGGCGGGGTGTCTGTTAACGAAGTAAACCGTGTTAACAAGAACCCAGACGCTATTAATGGCCTTGGTGATGTTGCAAGTATTGATCGTAGAAACAGAAATATTGACTGGGAAAGAAGACGTAGACCATTTTACCCTAAAGGTTGGTGGTAATGGAATCTAAAATAATGAAGGGGACGGACACGTCCCTTGATGCACTTTTTAAACTATTTTCTCAAATGGAAAATATTGAAATTGATGCTGGATACTTAGAACCAACACCACACCCTCATTCAGAATTAACCCTACCGGAAATAGCCGCCTTACAACAGTTTGGTAGTTCAGGACATAAAATACCAGAACGTCCATTCTTAACAGATGGTGCAGTTATGTCGGTGGAAGATATAAATAAACATTGGCACACTGTACTTCGAGAATATCTGATCGGCAAGAAAGGTACTGCTGCATTTGAACCTATTGCAAAAGCTTCGAGAGAAGGTATTGCTAAAGCAATCGCAGCCCAGAAATTTGTACCTCTGGCTCCAACCACACTTAGAATCAGAAAAGAAAGAGGTAATACAAGTACCAAAATTCTGATCGAGACAGGTTATCTTATCAATGGTATCGGAAGTAAAATTACCAAACGTAGAAGTAAAAAATAACTTGATTTATTTGTAAATTCGGGTTATACTGAAAAGGAGGGAAAATGTTACTTAGTCAATTTAAACTATTAGATTTAACAGAGTACACAGGGAGACATAGAACTTATGTACAAAGCTCCGACTCTGTTATTTCAAACCTAGATAATACCATAGAGTATGAAGAATTTACTATACAATCTTCTTCATTACAGCCTATTGGTGGCTTCACACTACAAGCTGTACCTGAAGGGTACAGACAAAATGCCAGATATACTTTCTGGACAATAACAGATATTCTTCCCTTAATGCAAGGGACAGACCAACTATCAGATCAGATTTTGATTGACGGTAAGTGGTATTCAATTTACTCCCTGAGTGATTGGACAAGAACCTCATTTTTAGATCATGATCAGTGCGTAGCAATCTATGAAGATCAGGATAACAGTTGGGATCATACTGTAAGCGGAGGAAACTTTGGCTGATATTATGACAATGATCGAGGACTATGAAAACAATGTTCTCAACTCAATTGCAGGTTTTATTAAAGCTGTTCTTGGTCTTCCAATCTACATAAAAGATAAACCGTTTACTGCACCAGAAACGCCGTATGCTACTTTAAGAATTGTAACAGCGAACACTTCTGGAGGATGGGGACAAAGGTATATGTATGCAGACGAAATGTTTTCATATATTACCGATGACACATACCAGGTAGAGATAATGCTTTACCGTGGTAGACCTATGCCAGCGATGAGTTATCTTCTCTCTGCTTTTATGAGCTTAGACGAATTAAAATATCAAACAATGTACTCTAAAGGTGTTTCCTTTTTATCAGCATCTAATATTGCGGAAGCTAATACTGTGCTAGATGGAGCGAATACACAATTAAGATCACGTTGTATTTTTACTTTCAATACTAGAGTAGTTATTGAAGATATTGCCACACCGCGTATCGAAAAAATCTCTTACGCTATTGAAAACTATAGAGACACTTACGATGATCCGATACCTTTGGATTATAACGATCTCACTTTTGTATATGTAACAACTTAATAAAATCCAAATAGGAGCATTAATGGCAACTTTTCGTGATAAGGTAGTTACCGTAACGTTAGTTTATGGTGCTACATCAATCAGTGAAACCGAATTTGATATTCCTCTGATTTTTGTTGGACACAACGTAACAGACAATATTACGGATGTCTTCACCTCATCAGATGATATTCTTTCTGCTGGTTTCTCAACAAGCAGCGCCGCTTATAAAATGGCAGTATTACTTTTCGACGGTCTTTTTGCGCCAGAAGAAGTTATCATTGGTAAGCGTGATATTGGTGGATATGTATTAACACCAACCGTAGCAGATTCGACAGAATATTCTATCACATTCAAATACGGAACTACGTCTAAGGAATTTTCTTTCACCTCAGATACTTCAGCAACTGCTGATGAAATCCTGACAGGACTGCAAGAACTTATCCAGGCAGATACAACATGGAATGCACGTGTATCAATCACCAAAGGAGCTAGTGCCTTAACTATCTCTCCTGTTTCTGGTGTTTACTTTGATGTCGGGTATTCTGATACTTTCACTTCAAGCATTACTTACAGCAATGATATTCTAGAAGATATTGCCGCTGTTGCTGATGAAGATAATACTTGGTTCTACCTGTTATCTGATTCTCACGCAGATGCTGACGTTAAAGCTTTAGCTGGATATGTTGAAGAATATGATAAAGTGTATTTCTTCTCAAGTCAAGACACAGCAATCGCAGATAATGAAGATGGAAACCTTCTAGCAACACTGGGCGACACTGGTTACAACAACACATGCTTTGCATTGTGGATGAGTGATGCAGATAGCGTATTCCCAGAGGCAAGCGTTGTAGGTCAAATTTGTTCTGCTACACCAGGTGTTACTCCTCTGCATGGTAAAACATTGACAGGTGTTACTCTGGAAAAACTTAGCACAACAAGAGAAACTAACATCGTTACTCTAAATGGTAACATTTACCGCAAAGAACACGGCACCCTGTTCTACAGAGATGGTTTCGTTGTTTCAGGTCTGTACGTTGACTATATCATTCACGCTCTATGGTTTAAAGCTCGTTTAGATGAATCCCTGTTCACTCTATTCAAGCAACAATCAATGTTAGGTAGTGGTGTTCGTGCAACAACAGCAGGTATTGCTTTGATCCGTCAAGCTGTACTGGCAAACCCAATCAACGTAGGCATCCTAAACGGAAGCATTGCAAACGAAGTCGTGACATCTTCAGATACTGGAATGTATGTCAGCCTTAAACCAACTATCTATATCCCATCACGTGCGGATATGACCACTGCCCAGATTAACGCTCGTCTGGTAGAAGGTATGATTGTTGAATACGTTTACGCTGGATTCTTCCACTACGTGAAAGTGCAGGTTAACGTTCTGACTAACAGAACTGGAACCACATCTTCTAGTTCAAGCAACGTAACTACTACGGCTTAAAAATAGGGGCGAAAGCCCCTTAGCAGATAATTAAGGGAAAACAATGGATAAAATGCTAACAGGCGTAATGGCCTACGATCCATCAAATATTACACTTTCTTTAGGTGGATGGCAGCCTTATGGTTTTGGTCAAGGAACTAAAATCACAGTCGCAAAAAGTAACGATATAATCACACCATATGCTGGTACTGATGGAGATGTTTCTCTAGCACTTAACCGTAACAAGTTGGGTACTATGACAATTTCTCTGCAACGTACATCGGACGCAAATGAGATCCTCTCTACTTATGCTCAGACAATGTATTCTACTCGTGAAGTAGCATTCAGCGTATACTTAGAAGATCCACGTGGTTATTACATCAGCACAATTGGATGGATTCAATCTCAGCCTCAAGATACAATGGGCGATGCTATTGAAACCAACGATTGGGTTATTGGTCTGAAAGACGCTACATTACTTCGTACAACAGCAAGTGCAGCTCTTGGAGTTCTTAACTCTATCTCTGCGTTGACTATCGATTAATAAATAGATTGACACAGACTTGATTTTAGGGTAACATGAAAGTGTTACCCTTTTATTTTATTGGAGAAGAAATGAATCAAGAAACAGATTTAAACAGTGTGATTGTACAATATGCAAAACCAGAAGTAAGCGTAGAATTAACAACTGACGCAGGAAATACAGTAACTTTCCGAATCATGCACTGGACACCATCTAAAGTATTCAACCGTCTACCGGAGTATGGCAGTGTTCTTGCAGTACCAATGGTTATGTATAGTACAGCAGAAGAGTTTGCAACACAAGAAGATTATGAACAAAAAATTGCTATGGCACTGATCCAACTGTTTTCAGGTTTGGAGCAACGTGTTCTGGCTGATTTCTTGAAGAGTATTTTGGATGAAGTATACACAGCATCAGGCGATTCTGTTTCGGAAAACTTTGATGCTATCTTCATTAAACACCCTTATCTTGTTATTGAATTGGCATCTAAAGTTCTAGAGGTGAACTACGGCCCTTTTTTCAAGAGAGGTTTCGGAGGAATCTTGAGCCAACTTCAAGGAATCAAGACCCTGAACGAAAAATAAGTGCTATCGTTGAGAGCGCAATTGAAACTGCTACAAAAACATTATCTCTGAAGTGGTGGGATTTTATTATTTATAAGATCGTTAAAAATACTTCAGAAACAAGGTCTAGTTTAGATAGATATGGTGTAGAGTATATGATGAATCTGTACGAAGCTATTACTTATGAAGAGTATATAGAAACTATGTCTAACTATGACTTAATACTTAAAGAAGAGAACCGTAAAAAATTAGCTGCCATCAATAAATTTATGGGAGCTAATATAAATTAGATCTTATAAGGATACCATATGGCATTAGAAATAAATGCTTCTAAAATTGTCAACACAGTAACATTCAAAGTAGATAATGCTGCTATGGATGAAGCCAAGAAATCTATTAAAGGGATACAAGATTTCACTAAAGGTCTTCAACCAACTATGAATTTGTCTCAGTTCAGAAAACAAATCCGTGAAATGGAGAGACATATTGCTCGTGTTGACAAGCAGATGAAAAAATTAGGTGCCGGGGGTACTCCTCCGGTTCCACCTGTACCACCAGTTCCTCCTGTTCCGCCACCAGGTGGTGGGGGTGGTCGAGGGGGCGGTCGTGGCGGCGGAAGATCTGGTCAAACAAGAGCAGAAATTGCCGCTCTTAGACGTGAAAACTTCAACTTTCGTGGAAGAGCTTTCGGAGCAGCGGACGCAGGGGTAAGAACTTCTGCCGAACAAATTGTTCAACGTAGTATTGAAGCTTTTGAAAGAGAAGAGATCAGTGTACAACGTTTAAACCAGACAATCTCCCATCAATTAGACTTGCTACGTCAATCTCACAGAATCAAAATGGATGCAGCAGCAGCCGAAGAAAGAACACGTAGACGTGAACAAGCAGACCTTGATAGAATCGCAAGACAGCAAGCTAGATTAGCAGCACAACGTGCAGCAGAAGCCGCAAGGGAAGCAAGAAGAGAAGAAGAGCTTAGAAGACGTGAACGTGAGCGCAGATTAGATCGCTTACGCGAAAGTGCTATAAGTTTAAACCCTGCTGGTATAGTTAGTGCCATCATTGGTGCAACAGCAATGGAAGGTATTGGTAGAATACGTGAACTACTGTCTGCAACAGCCGAACGTAACAACTTAATCGGTATGGCAGGAAGAAACACAGATATGAACCCTAACGCAATCCAAGCTATCTCTAACTGGGGTGTAGCGAACGGTGTTGATAGTGCCAACCCTAAGAAAATCATTGACAACTTCAAAGATGTTCGTGAAAGAATGGGTAACACAGAGCTTAATGCAACATACAAGAATGGAAAATGGCAAGGTGGTGATGCTGGTGTTGTGAACATCATGAATACTTTCGGATGGAACAAAGAACAATTAGCCAAATACCAAAACAATCCTCTTGATTTTGTTGGGGCGACAGTTGCAGAAGGTCAACGTAGAGGAATGAACTCTGCGCAGATTGGTAGAATGTTAGAAAACCTTGGTGATGATATGATGCACTATCTGCCAATGTGGATGGACGGTGCGAAGCAATACAAGGAATCCGTCGATAATCTTGTATATACTGGAGAGTATCTGACAAGCACGCAAGTTGAAAATGCCCACAAATATGAAACAATGTCTTTAACAATTGATCAAATCCAACAAGGCTTGTCAAATAAGTTCTTGGACGGTTTCATTAAAGGGCTAGATCCTAGTTCAGTTAAAAACTTCTCAGATGCGCTGATTGGTGCATGGCCTTTGGTTATTAAGTTCGGTACTGTTGTTGGTCAGGTAACTGGTGCATTGGCAGACACGTTCTCTTGGTTAATTAACAGAACCAAAGAATGGGATAAGAGAAGTACAGATAATGCTGTTCATGGACGTGATTCAGGTGATCTTGGTACTGATACAAGTAACCTGGCAATGTTAGTTTATAACATGTGGCAAAGAAGTTCAGCAAGATCTAATGGTTTCTGGCAAACATCTGAAGATATGTATCACAGCGTATTCGGAGATGGAGTTAATAACACCAACCCATTAAGTAATGTTTTCTCTAATCCTAATGGTGTAGGTTTCAACAACCCGCAAACTCAAGCTCCATTATTCAATGTTCAGATCCCTAGTGACTTGATTAATGTTGCAGTAACACCGGATACAGCAGGATTCAGTAATCTAATCGATACAAGAATAGATTTCAATCTTGATACCTTTAACAGAGGTATGGTGTTGCAGTTAGGAAGCTCAACATCTTCAACAGGCAACTAATTAAACCCGCTTCGGCGGGTTTTCTTGATTGACTTGAATACTAAAATATGTTATTATAACCATAAGGAGGAATTTATGGCAGCAAGTATTTCACAAGCTGTAGGGACGCCCACTAGTGGCTCTGTAAACAACACAACAAATACTAACACCAACTCTACAGTAAAAAGTCAGAATGGTTTTTGTATTTTAGCCAGTGTTTATAATAGTTCAAGTGATTCCTACATTCAAAACTACATGGCTATAGTTTTTGATTCTGTAACAAACACTCAAGTGAAGAGACAAGCAGAAGTTACAAGTTATGCAGTTGAAACAGGATCAGAAGTTTCAGACCATGTTCAGATAAAAAACAACACGTTCAGTTTATCTGGTGTCATATCAGAAACACCAATCAGGCTCAAACAAGATCTGCTTTATAGTGCAGGTGTCAATGGAACTAGAATCAGTCAAGCGCTATCTTACTTAGATCAGATATTTGAAGCAAGACAGCCCATTACATTAATCACAGAGCAAAGAGCCTACACAAACATTATTTTAACGGGTATTAGTTACGAATACAAATCTGAATATGCTATGCAATTTGATTTGAATTTCGAACAAATCAGACTTGTAACAAGTGCAACAACAAACGTTATTGCAACGAAAACAGCTAGCACTAAAAACACTGGTGGTAGTAGTAAAAACCAAGTCCCGGATCAGAAATTGAATGAGTATACTAAGAATCCGACTGGAGCAAGTTAAGTATGGCGACAATAAACTTTTCAAGTGTTACAAGAACAGATACAACAAATGCAGGATACAATGCTGTATATATAGATCGAGATTCTACGTATTCTGCTTGGTATCTCAAGATTGAACAATACACAGATCAGATTTACACAGTTACACTTGACGGTGTGGATTATGATGTTAGATTAAGATGGAATACAAGAGACGAGTCTTGGCAAGTATTTTTTGGCCTCTCAGGAGAAGATCCAGTAATCACTTTTAAAGCAACAAACGGATTAGATTTGCTTGCACCTTACAAGTATTTAGAAGAAGTCCCGAATGGTGGGCTTTATTTTGTTGATACAGTTAAGATAAACGGAAGACCTGATTACTACAATTCAGGAGTGGATAATAGATACTGCCTAGTTTATGTGGATTCTCTAGCTAACCAAAGTTAAGGATACTAAATGGCAACATCTACAAATGGAGTAACTTCCAATTATGCTCCCAACTTAAACCACGCATACAAACTACTTATTGGTCAAGCAACAAATACAGCCGCTAAGCAGACATCCACTGGAGCATTTAAATCTACAGTGGACTTGGATACAAAGTTAGGAAGTACAACAAAATCTTCAAGTGATTTATATCTTTTAACCAAGCATCAAATTACTTTTCAGATTAAAAAAGATAACAACAAAGATCCTAATAAAGGTCAGATAACTATTGTAAACTTATCTGATGATACTGTAAACTACATCAATAACAACATTCGAAACAACTTGGCTGTAGCTTTAGCTGTCGGATATGAAGGTCAAGAGTTAACATTTATTTTTAAAGGTACAATCCAGTGGGTAAGTGATACTTTTTCAGGTGTTAACAGAATGACAGAACTTCACTGTGTAGATGGTGGTATCAACCTTTCACTTGCAAGGACAAGTAGAAGTTATCCTAAAGGTACTAAAGTGTCAACCATGATCAGAGATTTATCTAATGATCTTGGAACGACAATTGGTACACTTTCAATTGATTCAGAACAAACAGTGTCGTCATCTAGTGTGTTTTGTGGGAACACATCTCAACATTTAGAAAACCTATGTAAGAGCATTGACCATAACGTATCTATACAGGATGGCAGTGTCTACGTAACACCTCGAACACAACGCCAGGGAACACAGAGTGCATACATCAGTCCAGAGACAGGATTGATTGAAAGTCCACAACCATTCCACAACGATGTAAAACCAACCTCAAAGACAACAAAAAGCTCTAAAAAAGCAAAGAAACCAACTGATGGTGTTAAATTTAAATGTCAAGTTAATGGATCTCTTCTACCAGAAAAAACTGTTTGGTTGAAATCCAAAGATTATGATAATGCTTTTAAAGTCGTGACTGTGACACACAGTGGAGACTTTGAAGGTAAACAATGGATAAGCGAAGTGGAGTGTGTGTCTGTTGCCGGTGTTATTGCAAAATAGAGAGGCAATAAATGGATTCACTAAACCTTGTAACCTCTCTAAGAAACTTAATTGGAGATCAGTTATCTGAGATTCATACATCAGTTCCTGCAAGAGTTACAGGTGTCGATTATGACACAAAAACAGTTACATTGGAATCTATTGTAAAAAACACCAGAGGTGTTGATGATGAGATTCCATATCCTACTTTTTATGACGTTCCTATTTCCATGATGGGAGGTGGGACAGGTAGGATAACGTTCCCTATAAAATCTGGCGATCTTGGTGTGTTAATGTTTTCAGAAAGAGATCCATCAAACGCCCTACAAACAGACGGAACAAGTTCTTCTTCTGCTACATTAATACAGCCCTGTGGACTTTACCCAATTGCATTTATTCCAAAAATCGCTATGGGAGATGATTCTACAGAAAGTATTGATAGTAGTAATATTGTTATCAGTAACAACAAATCAACATACGTCACATTATCACCAGATGGTACTATAAACCTAAAAAATGCTGGTGGCAAATGGATTATGCTCACAACAGACGACATTACAATGTCAGACGGTACAGGTACATTGACGCTATCCAACGGTAAGTTGGATTGGACAGGTGGTGAAGTTACTATCAATGGTTTAACAATCGACGTAAATGGTAAGCTGACAGATGCAACTGGTGTTGAACTTGACAGTCACACACACTGGGTACGTGGTGTTGAGAGCGGTGATCTTACTGTTGAATCAGAAGCTCCGCTATCAGGAGACTAGGAGTTTTAAATGGGAATTCCCTTTGATTTAAAATTAGATTCCTCAAATGATATTACGATAACAGATGGGGATCTTGTATTAACAACAACTAATACCGAAATGTGCGTACAAACTTTGGGGATCACTCTTAATACCTACCAGGGAGAGTGGTTCCTAGATACAACATTCGGTGTACCATACCTGCAAGAAATCGTTGGTGTGGCGAGAAAGAAAGATACAGTAGATAAAATCTTCTTGTCTTATATTTCTGAAAATGCTTATGTCGATAATATAGACTCATACTCATCATCTTACGATAGAGATGAACGTTATTACACAATGACAGTAACATTGACTGTAGCAGAATCTACAGTTTCAACAACTTTCAGTACAAGACCTTCTCAGGAATATATTTATCCTGCTCCAAGCGATACTGTTACCTTAACATGCGATACTGTTGATGCAGCAACATATGCAAACAGACTATATTACTTTGAAAACGTAGATGGATTGCCTGAAAACACTTATGCAACTTGGTGGAATGAGTGGACTTCTACCTCAACGGAAACAACTTCTGCAATAACGGCACAAGATGGAACCTTTATTTTAACACAAAATAGCCAGAACATTTTAGCAAGAGGGCATTAATGGCAGATTCAACAACTATCTCTAATCTACCTACTGCGGGGACACTCGCAGAAACAGATTACTTGATTGTAGATCAAGCAACAGTCACATCAAAAATCTCTGTTTCATCTTTTGTTGATGATTTAGAATTGGCGACTAAAAGTGATCTGAGTTCACTAAGCGAGGATTTACTTTCAACCGATACAAATAAGGGAGACTCTTTATTAGGCGTCTCTTCACCTTATGCAAATTCGATAGCTTCCAATCAACATGCATTAAATCTAACAGAAATATGGGCTACTGTATTTTATGGGGCTGATCCGACAAACACTATAGACTCTACAGTTGCTATACAGAATGCTCTAGATGATGCAAAAAGTGCGGGATTTTCCTTAGTCAGATTGCCAGCAGGTCGTTATAAAATAACTGGTAACGGTATATCTATTCCAGATGGAGTGCAGCTCGTAGGCGATGGTATAGATGATTGGTATAACTATACTCCAGATACAACCCTAATCCCTAAAAGTTGGGATAAAGGTACTCATCTGGTTATGACAGGTACTGGTACAAGACAATACACATTTGATAATATTACCAATGAAAGGCCAATCAAGACTGTTAACAGTATAGCATGTGAGTTCACCCATTTTACAAACCAAGACTCCAACGGCCTTACTCCTGCTACTCTAAAAAAGTTCAGTATTGGTGTTAGGGCGACGCACGGTAGCCAAGTTAAAAACTTAAGAATATTATTGAATAACAATGGAATTTCAGGTTATAATGATACAGCTTCATCCTCTCTAGGTGATGATTGGGATATAGGTTTGCATATATATAATGGACTTGAATCTCTTAATAATAATGTTCAAGTTTGTGGGTATTGGCGAACCGCAGGTACACTTTTAACAGAGAATGATGGGAGCCAAACACAAAAGGGAAATGGTGAAAGATGTATAATGTCCAATCACTATACTCAAGGTGTAAGAGGTCTTGTTGTTAGAAATGTTTCCCAAATTGATGTTGTGAGTAATACAACAAACACTGTTACTTTCAAGGCAAGTACGTCTATGAGATTATTAGCAGGAAATTCTTTTAAAATATCTGGATCTTCTAGTACCTATACTTTCTCCGATGCTACTTACGATGGAACTAATATTACACTGACAGGAGTCAGCCCTGAAATATCTGGTTCAATAGGAGTTATTAGATATCCTAATATGGGTAATAACTTCTCTGGTACTATTTTTCAGAATTTCTTCTGTGGTACTTTAGACCATGCTTCTGGGGTCGCATCTCAAGCATTAGGTCTTCCCGTATCTTTTGCTTTAGAAATTGATGGTTTCCCTGTAAGAAATTTAAAGTTTGATAACTTTAAATCTCAGACTATATATGATAGTGGTAATATTCTACTGGGAGATTGTAGGGATACCCTCTTCTCTAATAGTGAAATGGAGAATGGTATTGCCATTGCATATGATAATACAGAAACAGCAGGATACGTTTCTAATTTAAGAATGATTAACACTAATCTCCAGACTACTTTAGATACCACGGAATTCAATCCAAGGGATGCTTTCATCGATATGAAACAGTTTCCTACAGTCACAACAACTGGTAAATTTCAGATAAGGAACTGGAGAGCAAAAGATATTGAAGTACAATACAGCAACGGCACTTACGGGATGCTTTTACGGGATTCAGACGGTAACTGGCAAGCTCAGAATGGTTCTGGGTTTATGTTCCTCCGTAACCAAGGTTCCTCTAATGGAACTGACATATTTGGTGCGACAGTGGGTATTAAAAATGCAACAGGTTCAGCTATAGCAAACTTCTACGCTAGCTTAAACTCTACCTTCTACGGTGTTGTGGCACCTGCTGTTTCAGGTCAATCTTTAGGTACAGCATCTTTACCTTGGGCTGGATATTTATCTAAACTATTATTGACGGCAACAATGGGAGTATTCGGAGGTAGCGGTTCCCCTGAAGGTGCCTTAGCAGCTTCTGCTCCATCTTTATACCTAAGAACAGACGGTAGTAGTGGAACATTCCTCTACATGAAACAATCAGGAACGGGTAACACCGGGTGGGTGGCTATAGCATGAGTATACAAACAGTTTTTAGAGACAGTAATGGAGTTACAATAAACATAGGGAGTTGGGACTATATGGAACAAACCATAGTTGATGATCTTACAGGGGAGATTTCAGTTGTCCAGAACAACCCTCTTCCCGAGGGAGCAACCTCTTCAGAAGAAGAGATTTCCACTCTATCAGACGGTGGATTAGTACCCACCTCTGATATTACAACAACATAAGGATAAAATGAAAAAGTTTCTTACTGGGATGTTTTGCACTTACCCCAACAATAAAGTAAGTAGCACAAAAGTTTGGAACTTTATTGGTTTATCTGTAATGACAGGAATGTTTATCTACTTGGGGATGCATAAAGAGATCCCTGAGTGGATGGGCTGGACTTACGTTTTCATGATAACACCATCAAGGTTGATGAAAAACTTAATTGATTTACGCTGGGGGCGAGCGCCCTCAGATAATACCCCACCGCCAAGAGGAGAGTAATAGTGGCAAGTTATGGACTTACAGATGCTGGTTTTGTAATACCAACATATGACGATGTATTAGATACTTATTTAAGCGCGTTAACATCTACATTCGGTGCAGATGTTGCTACAACAGAAGATACGGTTTTTGGGCAGCTTTTTAGAATTATCGCATACACAGACTACACATTGTGGGAAGGTATGCAAGGGGTTTATAATAGCCAAACATTAGATGGTGCTGAAGGTATCTACTTAGATGATCTATTTTCTAAAAGAGGTTTGACAAGAAAATCAGCATCTGCCGGAAGCGGATATGTCTATGTTCAGTCTTCAAGTAAAGCCTTATGGACAGCAAGTTTAGATACCGATACTTATTTTAACGCAGATAATGGTTTGTCTTACTACGTTAGTACAGAGACAGCTCTTAACTCTAAAATTGCAGCTTACACCATCACTAAAGCCCAGGCTGTCAGTGCTGGTGCAACAATCACCTTCTATATTCAGAATGCAACAGATAATGGTTTGAATAGCATCCAGCTAACAACCTCATCATCTACTTTCATTTCGGATCTTACAACCTTTATCCAAGATAACGTTTCAACAGCAGATCAGGCTTTAGTTAGTTATAGTGGAAGTACCTTGTATGTTGGATTTGATTCTGATGATTACACAACTGCTGTAGGTCTTACTACAGGAGTTAAATTCTACGCGAGCGTTAGTGTTGGTGTCAAGTGGAGTTTGATCCCAGTTGAAGCATCAACAACAGGCTATTACCCAATAGCTGTAGGTGGTATAACAGGGATTTCGAGCACATTCACAGGATACATTAGCTCAGGTAACTTTACAACATTTAGCAGCGGTACTGACGTTGAAACAGACGCAGAATTCCGTAGTAGATTTAATGATAACCAGGATGAAGCAGCAGCGGCTACACGCCCAGCTATCATTTCTGCCTTATTAGATTTAGATGGCGTTACGAAGGTTCGTATTTACGATAACCCAACAGATACTGACACAACTTATGCACCAGCATTTACATTTAATACTGTGGTATATGGTGGGGTTGCAGAAACTGTAGCGGAAACTATTTACGCTAAAAAACCAATCAACACATTGACATCAGGAACTACTTCAGTTGTTGTTGACACAGAAGATGGCGCAACAGAAACTATTAAGTTTACTGCTGGGGCAACTGATACTTATTCAGTTAAAATGGTTTATCAGACATCATCAGGTAAAGTATTAAACTCAACAGAACAAGCTGACATTCTTTCTGCACTAACAACACTACAAGCTTATTTTGAAATTGGTAGTAATGTTACCAACGATCAGATTAAGGGTGTGATTTATGGAGCATTAGATTTTGGACGCTTGACTTCTCTTCATGTTTATGTTAAACTAAGTAGTGATGATGATTCTGCATACACAGAAGGAGATATTTCTCCTGTTTATAATGTAGTACCATCTTTCGATACTGACAACATTTCTTATGAATATGGAACTTAATTATGACTGATAGTGTAGACCACGTAACGGTATGGGCAGACATTATTTCCGATGTTAAGGATCTCCTTATCGAGGAATTCAAATCTTCTGAAAACATAGTTAAACTTGTTTATCTCATATCCTACCAGAAATCACTAGTAGATCAAGCCATAATTTATTTAGCCAAATACAGACTTATAAGCACTGCTACAGGTGCTTATTTAGATGAAATAGGTAAAGAATTAGGTATTGATAGACAAGATTCCACAGACGATGAATATAGAGCTATCCTACAGATCCGTGCTTATAGAGTGACAGCAAACGGTACACGTGGAGATATTATCAGTGTTCTATCAAAGTTCTCTGGTCAAGATGAAGATCAGGTCAATACCTATGTTGGTAAAAGAAAATCCTTCGATGTAGCTTTTTATAGTAGCTGTTTAAATACTACAGTTGCAACAGATGAGTTGACAAAACTATTCCCTGTTGTTAGTAGCTACAGACTATTAAGTAAAGGTGGTAGTCCTTTCATGTTCGGAAGTTATTACGATTCTTCTGATTATAATACAGATGGAACAAACGGGCTTGGAAGTGTTTACGATTCAAGCGAAGCAGGGGGAAGACTAGCTTCTCTTCTATATGCAACAAGTTAAACTATAAAGAGGTAAAATGGCTGCACCTACTTATTATCCTTTGTGGGCCACGGATGACACAACTCTTCCAGCTACAGGGGAATCAAATAAAATTAGACCTAAGACAACTCTTAGATCTACAGGTTGGGATAAAGGACAAATCCCTTCCGCTGAAGAATTTAACTGGCAGTTAAATAACATTGGACTATGGATCGATTATCTGAGCACGGAAGCTCTACCTACTTACCTGCCAATTACAGGAACCTCCGTTACGCTTACAGGAGAAGTAACTGGTGAAGGTACATTCTCAGGCACCAATGCATTAAGTTTTGCAACCACTGTTGCAGGAGCCAGTGCTGTATCTTCAGCAAGCACAATTGTCAGACGGGATGCATCAGGTCAAATCCTAGCTTCCAATATCATTGCTAAAGCAATCAGTGCATCATCAAGCTCCTCCCTGACTTTGGTAACTTCTGACGGAGATACCACAGGTGAGATCACCTCA